TTCGAATAAAATAAGGAACATACACACAAACAACAAAAAAATGGTTAAATATGTTAAACGTAATTACTTTAATATTACGCTTGATTAAATGTTTTATATTTTTAAATAAGTTTATTTTTTCTTTTTATCTAAGGGGTAAAGGGCAACCCACTCAAAGCATCACGGAGCTATTTCATCACGCTTACTCTGAGCATTGAGTTATCTAACACTAAGTAACTATATATATATATACATATTAAGATGTTATTTCTCTGACTAATTCATCATTTTCGTCAGAGTCACTTTCACTCAATTGGAAAGTTATTGGTTCTTGCAAATCCAGGTGTCTACGAACACGCTTTACTGAATTTACAGGAGTTGTATTTGCACTATCACTTGCCGGAGTCTTTGCACTCGCTACAGGTGGTGCTGTAATTAATTTTATAACTGGTGGTTTCCCACTCGGTTGTTGAGAAACTTCATCGTCATGATTAACAATAGTTATTATACGATTATCAGCTGCATCATATGATGGGCCTATTAAAGTCCGCTTCAAATACTCAACTTTAGGATAACGACGCTTCATATCAGCAAGAGCGTCAGCGTATTTTTCACCAACATATGTTGAACCATCAATTTTACGTATTTCTCTTTCTGATTGATATTTCACTGGAGGTTCAGGTGGATCCAGTGCTAATTTTGGTATCTTCGGTACGCCAGTATTCATAAACGAACGAAATGGTAAACATGGCATAAGGAATCCCAATATTAAATCATCTGCACCACCCAACATAAAATTTGTTCTACCTGATGATCCATTAATAATTATAACTCCAAATGCAGTTGGTGTCTGACTAATCGATACTGGCGCTGCTAAACTACCGCCACAATTTAATGGTAAACATTTATAGCATGAAAAGTATGGTATTGTAATATCTAATGGAGTAGTGGTTAATACCGGAGAATAATACATACCTTGTGTTGTACTTCCATGTGTCAGTTGACCAAGCACACCGCCAGTTACAGCATTACCACGGGTAGTGCTAAACCATTGAGCAGAACCTGTTACCGTAATATTTTTATTAGTTGTCGTATCTGTAACACAAGAATAACCAACGCCATATGCAACTGGTGTATTGGAAAAAGCACCCATACGAAATCCCCCTGTGTAATACCGAAACATTTGTAACGGTTGCATCATTGGTGTCGCACCTGCACATAGTGGAACAACCATAGCATCACTAAGAGAAAATGTAAAAGATGAAGCTGCATTATCTATATATGTCAGCGATGTATACATATTCAACATCTGTTTAAGTGATGTAAATTCAAAGGCAGATTGGGTTCTATGAACTGTAAAACCTGTAGGTTTCCCAAATACTACAGGTTTAACGGTACGTAAACATCCGATCGAAGATGATGGATACATACATTCATCAACTTCATCTAAACCCTGAGGAAATAAATTTGTATTTCCACCTATATTAGTACCTATAAATTGAAAATCATCACAGGGTTGGGCAAAAACCTGAAAACCAATATTGGTTGGAGTAGTTATTACAGATGTTAATTCATTTAATAACATTATAGTTATATATCCATTATTTTCAAATTTAGATCGTGTGCCAATACCTACTCTAGCTTCATTTTTCATATGTAAAAATGTCTGTGTTTGTTGATAAGGAACTACAAAAGAGGTTGTTTGCCCGCTTTGCAAATCTAAAACTAAATTTGTTGTATTTGTAAAGTTTGTAATTGTTGGTACAGTGGGCGTATCAGCACTGTCCAATGTATAAGGTTGATATATTATTGCAACTCGACATGAATGAAATTGTGTACACATTGGGGAAAAGAAAAACTGCATACCCCCTCGCCATGCTTTTGCCCAACTAGATACAGCAAGCATATAAGTACCATAATGATTAACAAAACCTGACCCAGCTCCAGTATATGCTGGTGATGGATTTATCCAATCACCATAAAACATCTCTTGAGGTGATATTGCTCTTCTAAAAAGTATATCCCCAGGTAGATTAGTATTAAAAATTGCACCTGTATAAATTAACCCAGGTGAACCAATAATGTGTTTTATTGACATCTCATCAACAGAACTATTAACTTTAGAGAAATCCTTTGCTATTAAACCATCTGTTGGACCCACAGGTACTGTGGTCGGTACATCTGTCCATTTCATCTGTAATGGTTGGCGAATATGCATTGGTGATGTTACTTCCAAGTTAGGCGGCACGCTAAAACCCATCCATTTAGCTAAAAAACCCGCAGTTGCTGTAAACGCAGATACAGGAGCTGCTATTTCGCCAACTAAAGGCACAAAACTGAGTTTACCAAGAAAATCAGCTACCTGTAACATAGTTCTAGATATTAAACCACCACTAGATGCCTCAGCCTCGGCATCAGCACCTTGAGCATTCAATCTACGTGGATTACGATAGCTATTGAAAGGTATCTTTGCTCCCTTATATATCATTTTTTCTTTTCGCACAAAAGGTTTAGGTGGTGCTCTAGTAACATGAGTATCTCCTTGGTAAGTCGTTGCTGGTAAAGGATCATTTACCAAATCATCATCAATAATATCAAAACCTTGTGGTGTAAACGCATCTATAGTAAAACCATTCAATCGTGGTTTAACAATACGCGCTATTATAGAGACATTGACTGGCGCTACTACTCCTGTCTGTGCAGTACTAAGTGGCCAAGCACAATAACAAAATAATCTGAATAAATCCTCTCTAGCCCCATTACCAGTACCATCATCAAGAGTTTCACGACCAATAGTTATTTTATCTTTATAATGTGTATATGGAATATTAATGCGTATTGCCTGTCGCGCATTAGCTAACAATTGCGACCAATTTTTTGAATTCATACAAGTTTGCATAACAAAATTGTTCTGGCTTAACGCAGCAGCTTGAGGAATCCAATTAAAGCATAATGCACCATAATGGAACACAGTAGTATTTGCCCGAATAGTAACTTCAATATCCGGAGCCCAAAACGCTATATTTGTTAATTTATTCTGTATGTTAACAAGAGATGTTAAACAATAAGGAAAATCTAATGTAAACATACTCTGATATAGTGTATTTGTTGATGTCCATGTTAATGAATTGACAACATAAGGTCGCCCCAAAAAATTTTCGATTGACATATCCAATATTGTGCCATACATAATACTAGAAAATTTTTCAGTCTCTGCCTCTGTATCGTGTACTGCATTAACATCTTCAAAAACCGTAGTTTTTTCCTTTGTAACTGTCATATCATTAACTTCTTTTTCATCATCAATCCCCTGAGGTTGCAGACTTATAGTCTGAGTTGTAGCATTTTTCTTTTCTGGAGATGTTACATGATGTATTTCTTTAACGGCGTAATCAAATACATCATCTGCCAATACAATTGGACATGATAAAACATTAGTCATAGAATCAACAACCTGTTGTACAACAGGTCTAATAATGGGTATGGTACATTGTATTGTTGACCTAACGCATTTTTTCGCTTTCTTACGAACCATTTGAATATCATTTATTTGAATTTTTTCATTTGTTGCAGTGTATTGTTGTTCATACAGATTGTACACACTATAATCAATCTGTGTATAGTTCAATAGTTTACCGAGATCACGCTCCGCACTCTTATATAGCGTTACACCATTTGTTTGTTCCCCCAATAATGTAGGATCTACATAAGATTCTGTGCACGGATAATGTCGTGGATACATTAAATGCATAACGTATTGATAGGAAAAGAGTTGGTCGACATTATAACAATAACCCAACTCATTTAATTGATAACAATATTTCTTAAATTTATTTTTAACTTCATTAAATTCTTGTTCTGAATAATTAGCTAATTCCATCAAACAGCTATTAAAACGATTCAATTGATCGGTAACATTCGCTGGATCACTTTCTGACCACCGTGGTATCTCCATAATCACATCGTGATCTAGTCGTGACCTCCAAATATTCAATTGCTCATCAAAATAAAATCTTCTTTTCAAGAATGTCATATTTTCAATTGTAACAAAATCTTTAGTTATAGCTGACTTATCGGCGCTTGTATATTCAAGACCTAATTCCGCAAACACCTGTGAAATTGTTAACATATTGTACACATCAGCTATTTGTTCCTTAACAGAGGCATTACAATCATCACCAAAAAATATAGTATACACATATTCACGAAATTTTGATAAAGACATGCCAGTTAGCTTAATAAATGCATATCTATGATAATACATATTACAAAAATTATTAATTATAGTTGTTAACAAAAAACCAGACGGATTACCTTGTCTCATAAACACTATAAAATCTTCAACAATATGAAATGTATTAATAGATCCTAATATAAGACCTTTACGAACAAAATCATCTTCCTTTGTATTCGAACCATCACCATGTTTATAAAAAACATTAGCTGAATCAGAGCATCCATCACAAGCTTGGTGTCCCAAACTTGCATCATAATTTGCATAATCACCTGGTGACTGTTTTTTACTATGAAAAATCATTTTTCCAGCTAATTGATCCCAGTTATAACTATTGGGATTAATTCCACTCATCATCTCACCAAATTCAAATGTTGAATGACAATGCCCCATAAACCATCCATAATATTTACGAAATAGTATGGTCCAAGCCATATTACCAACTTGAAACAATCTAGTTTTTCCAAGTTTAACTTTTTCCCTAGGCCTTGTTTCATCTTTTAACGTATCAATAAAATAAATTGGTGGAATTTTGCCATCCTTTAATTGCTGTTCCATTTCCAAAACTTTATTCATTAATTCTTCATTCATAACCCATTTATTATTCTGAAAATTAAACCATTTTTTCTTTTGGTTATGAGTTAATGTAAAAGGAAAACCACTAGAAGTTGTTAAATCCAATCCTTTTAGATTCATAAAACCATTAATAGCCTCATCCCAAGTCAATAATCGAGCATTTGATTTATTCCAATCAGAAGGCCAAGACATAATAGCATCTGAGCAAGATGCCACTAAATCATCATGTAATTTCTGTGGTAAATTTTTTGTTAATTTTCCCATTTTTGCAAATGCTTTTTCAAAGGGTGAGATCAATTCACCTTTTTCATTTTTAAATTTCGACAACGCAGCAGGTAACATATTTGCCGGACCGAAATCATCTTCCATAGCATTATACACTACAGATTGTTGAATCTTTGTTTTTGTTGGTAACGATGCTGTAATTCTACGACGTTTATTATTAACTTCTACTGTTGCTGTATTTGCAACTATAGTAAATCCAATATCCTGATATTTTTTAGATTTTTCTGACAGTTCAGTAGAATAATCAGCATACTGTTGATCAGCCAACAAAGTTATGGGCTTTTCTGTTTGTGAAAAGAAATCAATAACGTCTTCTATATCTTCTTTGTATATAATTGATGCCAAACCGATTTCAGCACCCTCATTACCAGCAGTATGAATACCCATCACTTTTTGATTATATTTTGGATCAGTATGCATAAATACCATAGAACAATCCCCTGGTCCAGTTCGACAATTTGTATAATACAAACAATAATCATGTATAATTGTTTGACTAGGTATTATAGATTTTAATATAGGTTCTACTTTTTCATTTATATCATATGACGATGATATTTTTGTAACTTGCCCTATATTTATTAATTCAGATTTATTAAAATTTGGTTTACCCCTTGGTCTATATCCATAAAGATATGCACCAATTAAATTAACATTATCAAAGTTATCTTGTGAAAGGAAAAAATTACTTAAATCTCTTCCACAATTTAAACCTTTTACTCGTAAATAAACCAAATCTCTTGAGTGTCCATAATCCAGTTGACACACTGTTATTGAATCAAAATATGCTACAGTTTCAGCTCTAGTTGACCATGTAATTTTTAATCTACTCTGATAACCTTGTTCAGCATATATATTATTACAATGATGAAACCGATACCAATAATGATATGGTATTACAAAAATATTTGACAACAAATTCAAAGCCATACCACTCAAAGGTACCGTTACCCAAGTATCATCAACTCTAGTTTCCATTTCTATATATGCATATGATGTTCTAAAAATATTTTCAATATCAATATTTGTATAATTATAACTATGAGCATCCAAAGATACTTGTTGTTGACGCTTAACTATACGACGTTGTATTCTACGTCGCGCAGCTTTGATATTTCCCTCATGACTCTGTGGTTCCGTTTCAGATGACGAAAACATTTTATATATAGAATATGCCACTATACTAAATAAAGCAACACCCATTGATAAGAAAACCCAACCTGGTATTTGTTGCATGTAATCTTTTATCATTTGATATGTATCTTTAATTGCATCCATTGCATCATTTTTAAATTCAATCATATAATTCTTATGTTGTTGATACTTCATAGATCGATATATGGGATTTTTACACATATGGTAAAATTCTAAACCTTCATAATATGATTTCAACATTAAATCATATGTATCAAACATCACAACTCTAGCATCCTGATATAAGCCATCTAAATAATCTCTAAAGATCTTAACCGATAACGAAGGATCTTCATATATATGCATTATTAATTCCTCAATAGTATTAAATGTTCTTAAAATTGGCTTTGCCAATGTTATGTGTAACGCGTATGCGATTATTGGTGCCAACTTTTCAAGCAATTTTTCAGTTATTAAATAGGATATATACACTTTTAAACCAAGTGCTACCAATTCAGCATTAATAGCTAAAAGTAACGCTGGCCATCCCCATCTTTTACATCCATATATTATCCAATCACTTATCAAAAAGTGTCGAGATAGTTTTGTAAATTCATTTGCTAAAAGATTTGTTATCTTACCAGTTAAATAATGTGTTATAAAAGTTGCAAGTATCTGTAAAGTAAGACCAGCTAAACCTGTTGTAATATGAGTTTTAAAATTATCCTCATTTTGCTTTTTCCGCTTAGCATCTGCATCACCATCAAAATCATCTTCAGGTAGCTCTTCAATTTTTACAAGTGTTTTATTATGTGCAATTACTTCAATTGGTTCCGTTACTTCATATGGTAACGCATCACTAAATTCATATAATTGAGCTTCTTGTTCTTCATCATGTATCTGTGTACCATGAGTATAAGCCACACGATTAACATCATCAATAGTTGAATCACCTGCCAAATTACAAGCATACATTTCACCAACAGTAGAGTACATCTGATCTGTCCATAAATCTTTCATATTATGAATTAAACTATCTGTCAATTCTTGTTGTTTATTCATATAATTATCTGCATGATCACACACATATTTAATTGTTTCTTCCATAGTCAATTCCTTAAATGCTGCACCTGTTCTAACATCATGAAAACGTATAATATACATATCATTAGGAAACAACTTATGGTCCTTAGATCCAAAGCACTCGTCTGGATTAGACTTTATAAATTTTTTAACTTTATGCGAATCAACTCCCCCATCACAATTCATCCATTTAGTTCGTAGTATCAATTCCAAATTCATATCACGTCTACGTGCTAAATGGTCACCCTGTGACCAAGTACGTGAATTAACAAAGCCAGCGCGACCAAAGTCGTCTTGCCCATTAGCCACAACTAATGGTGCTGTTAAATAACATCTAGATTTATCAACTAAATTTGCCATATTCATATGATAAGGATTGTCATCAACTACTGCACCTAATTCATCGATTGCTAAATCAAGAGTATTATCAGCCATAATAGTTTGAAATATATCATTATACCATACCACTTTCTTCCCTTGACCACCATCCCAAAATTCAGCTCCCATTTTACGAAAAACGCAATAATGTTGTGGATCTTGATATGAATCAATCAATTTTATTCTTTGTGCAATAGCATTTACCAACAATGGTTGAAATATTTTTGACTTACCAATTCTAGGTTTACCCCAAATATAAACAAAATAGGGTTTTTTCCTATGTGCATTTGTTACACCTTTATATTGAGGTGGTATATTTTCATACGCTTTATCAACCGTTACAACCATTATCCTAATATAAGGCATTACCTTATATGTCAATGTCTTATTATTAACTAATGCTATATTCATTTTTTGTTCAATATCCAATAATTTATCTCGTAAGCTAATAACTCTACGAGCATCAATAATATTTTCACCACAATTAATGAAAACATCTTCTTGTTTACACTTAATATAATCATCAATTACTTTCTCAAATTCTATATCTTTTAAAAATTCAGGTAACATACCGTAGTATTCCATTATCTTATTTACTATGTATTCCATTATAAAAGAAATACTTTTAATCATAAAATCAACTATAGTTGTACATGATCTAATAATATCTGAAATAGTTCTTAGAAAAAATGAATTTTCTCGAACTGTCGCAAATGCTTTAGGTGAAATACCTGTAAAAATTGATGATATCATAATCTTTATTGTTTCTAACATAACTTTACCAAAATTATAATGTTTTTCATTAGTTTTAATTTCATCATCATAGCCTTGTTCTTGTATTTGATTACGCTCTTTAAATAAACATATAATCCCCAAAACCGCTCGACTTAGGCTATTTAATAAACAGTTACCAATCCCTGTTGGTAAAATTAATGTTATTAGTGCTGTAATACTAGTTGCATCCTGATTAGACTTTTTTGCAACTAAATACGCAAATGATACGAATTTTATTAAATTCATAAAAAAAGATATATATACTGATGATGAATCCCATGATTCTATAATCGATAGAAACTTATCAGTAAGTAAGTTACTATTAGCTATTAATTGGTCAATGCCATGAGATATTTTATTTGTTGTAAATTTTACATCTTGAGAGATACTTTCAGCGCGATAATCAATCCCTGCGGCTGTGCGACTCATATCTTTAATAGCTACATTAATTTTAGTCGCTGTATCGTCCACTCTAGTGGATATAACAGATGTTGCAGCAGCAATATCTTGCGTTAAAGGCTTTATATCCTTATTAACAACATCCTTTATTGAATCAGCTGCTTCTCTAAAAGTAGATACAGCTGAAAACATATGCTCTTCTAATTTCACATGTTCAAACTTATTAAACATCTGATCTTCATAACTTTTTACAAATTCATTATGTGCTCTACCAGATTGTTTTTGTAAAAATTTCATTTTTTTTGTAAATTTAATCATTAATTTACAATTTGATGCAACATTTAAGTTCTTAAATTTAAGTACTAACTTATTACAATCCTTATTAGAATTATGATAAAAAGTTGAAACCCATTTATCTTTTAATAAACAAACTAATTGATTTAAATATCTATGTTGCTCACCTTTATTAAGTTTATTCATAGCATCTAAGAAACGATCAATCTTAACCCAATCGTTAATAATATATTGTTGAACAGTAAAATGCGATCTTATTGTTAATTTAATTGTAGATGCTATTTTAATATTTTGTTCCCGAACATCGATACCTTTAATAGTTCCATTAAATTTAATTCCATAATTTTCTAAATTATCCAATAATTTCTTATGTTCAGATAATCTAACATCTATAACAGTTTCATTTGTGTTAGGTAATGTATTCAATATCTTCTTAATTACACTTCTATCCGCCAATAAATCAATCATTACATTCACTCCTACAAGTTGTTCATAATCTAAATTGTTTTGTTTTGTTTGGTTTGCCATGTTTTTCATGAAAAATATTACCCTTCGGTAAATTCTATTCTGGATTTTGTAAATGTTTCATATGGGTTTAATCCTACTAAGAGACTAATTAAACACAATAGTACTCCACCGAATTTACCTAGCCCCTTTGAAAACTCCTGAGGACGATTCAGAGTGCAAGCACCTAAAGTTTTCTCCGGAACTCTCCGCATGCCAAGCTGCGAGACGCTTCCTGCTCAACATGGTTCGTACCCTCAACATCAAATCACCGACAAAGTAGACCGTACTAGGAAGGAAGGGCTTCAATCTCGTCGTATCTACCACAGTTCACATACATATATATACTATGACAATACCGATATGATGGGTCCATATTTATATATATATCCATTGAAGTTTACAACTTCCTCTATATATAACAAATACTCCATCTATATATCCTAAAGATGTTTTCTAAATGAAGACATAGTACAATTCTATAAATATTTACATATAACAACAACGTAACACTCCGAGACGGTATTGTGTTATATAAACGAAAGACAGACATGAACGTTTAACATTTAATAATAAATTCTCAGTATATCTGGTCAAATTGGTCATAATAAATATGTACAGCTCAATTC